ACCAGCGTGGGGGGCGGCCTCTGGTGCGGCGATGACAGACGCGAAGCTCTACTCGCACAAATTGGGAGGACGGCATGACCTACTGCACCATCCACTTCCACGAGTCGGTTTACACCGCTGAGGTCTATCAGATAGGAGACAAGTTCTCCTACCGTTTACTGGAACCATCCGGGCTTTGGGATTCTCCACCTTTGGAGATAGAGGGAAGGGCAACTGTTTCCTCACCTGGGTGCGCGGCGATGCTTGCTTGTAAGGACGTCGAGGTTCGATCAATGGTGAAACCAGTTCCTAAGACTGGCCCGCCCGCAGACCACTATGACCCTTTCGTGGAGGTATCGGCATGAAGCGGATGACAAAAGCAGAAGCAAGTGCCTACGCTAAGAAGTGGGTCAAAGAGAAGGTCAAGGGCACGACGTTTAAGGGCAAAGCCGGTGAACCCTGGAAGCTCCTGCATCATGAACTCTTATTGGAGTGGACGACCGAACCCGTCGTAAACAGAGTCGAATATGTCCTGCTACATAAGCCCCTTAAAGAAATAGAAGTCAGGCTTGCCGAAATGGAACCATGGGTTTGGGAGATACCTGGGGACTTAACTAAGGCGCGGGACGCCTACTACAAGGCGCGGGACGCCCACAGCAAGGCGCGGGACGCCTACTACAAGGCGCGGGGCACCTACTACAAGGCGCGGGACGCCTACTACAAGGCGCTGGACGCCCACTACAAGGCGCGGGACGCCTACAGAAAGGCGTGGGACGCGGCCCCGCCAAAACTCAACAAGATCGTTGAGCGCGAGCGGCCTGATTCCAAGTGGAACGGCACGAAGATTGAGGGGACGGCATGAACCCAGCACCAGCAAATATCTCTATCGTCAACAGGCCCGTTTACACGATGGAATGGGAATCCGAGGACTGGGGGAAGTTCAAGGCAGAGTACGACGAAGTAAACGACGATCTGACTGTCTGGTGGTGGGACGACCAGGACTGGGACCCAAAGAAGCACCATTGGAACGGCATGGACGATCAGATGACCGGCTACGGCAAAGACGAGTTGGCAAAGATGTTCCTAAAGAGGTACGCGGAGGAAGTGAAAAAGTGAAGTACCTACCTACCGTTCTATCGGACAAGCTCATAGCGAATTCCAACGCCATTCACACATCCAAAAGCAGGGGTAGAGGGTATGTCTCTCTTGTCACCGCCCTCGCCCTTGCTCTTGGGTTCTTTTTAGGGAGGTACTTATGACCTGGGAAGAGCCAACAAGAACTACTGATCCCAAGACCGACGAAGAGGCACGGGCATGAACACACAAAAGACAATCGAAATCTCACCGGCGATCATTGAGCAGATCAACGAGGAGCCCGTAACGTATTGGCGGGCAGGAATGACGATGGTTCCCGGCTGGACCTCTAACGGGATACTGGGTTGTTATCTTAGCGAACAGGCGGCATGGATCGGTAGACAGCGCTGCCTCGCATCGGGGCGTTACACACCAAATTCCAGTGCCCCGATTGAGCTTGGAGATAGGCAAGCGGTGAACGACTTTGCGGTGTCAATGGAATGTCACGAGGTTGCGGTCTGCGATGAAACTAAGTCGATTGTTGACTCTTGGGTGGTGCAATGAAATACCTCGATTCAGTCCTACCCGAAACGGTCACCAACAGGCCGTACAACGCAAAACTTATCGGACAGTCGAAATCTATTCGACTCGGTTATCGCAGGGGTAGGAGGGCTACCGTTCTCATCGCTCTCTTGGCCCTTGCGGTAATTGGATTTTACTTTGGAGGAGGTTGGTATCTGTGAAAGATTTAGCAGAACTCGAAAAGCAGTATAAACGGTTGGGCGAAGAAATCCAGCGGTTGAAGGAAGAAAGTACAGAGCCTAAACTGGGGCAAAAGTATTGGACGATTACATTCCAGGATGGGTGGGCGGCGTATCCAGCTACATGGGACAACGACCATATCGACCGCCGACGCCTCAAATCTGGTATTTGCTTCTGGCGGGGAACAGAGGAAGAGAACGAAGCGGCTGCACGAAGGGCGATCCTGCGGTGCCGGTATGCCCTTGAGGGGCAATGGAAGCCCAAGCAAGATCAGGCCGTGTCCTGGTGGGAGTCGGATGGGACCATCTGGGAAGAAAGGATGGACTGGACAAACAGGGGGAAGGTCTTTTGCCTCAACTATGGCGAATACTCCCCAACACGAGAGGAAGCCGAAGCGCGGCGAGACGAGTTTACGGATGCGTTTCTGTGGGGGTTGGAGAAGTGAGCGCACTACCCAAAGCGTTTTGGTTTGAGCTTGCTAAGGAGATTTGTGGATGAGAACAACAACACTTAATAAGATTCTCGCGCAAAAGCCATGCGGCCTAAGAAAAGGTTGCGGCGTGGGTTGGGACAAGCTGCTAACTTTCCTTGGCAAGACAGATGCCGACGATGAACCCTTGTCCTACTTGACGATCCTTGAATCCAACGGAGTAGATGACTGTCTGTGGGCGGCAAGGGCTGACGATTCAGATGATGCGCCGCAGTTCTGGAGACTTTTGGCGTGTGATTTTGCAGAGCACATTCAGAAAGATGATGCAGACCCAAGAAGCCTTAACGCAATAGCGGTCGCTCGCAGATTTGCAAACGGCGAAGCGAGTGCTAAAGAGCTCAAAGCGGCGGGGTCAGCGGCGCGGGCGGCGTTGGTAGCGCCGGGGTCAGCGGCGCGGGAAGCGGCGTGGGAAGCGGCGTGGGCGGCGTTGGTAGCGCCGCGGTCAGCGGCGTGGTCAGCGGCGTGGGCGGCGCGGTCAGCGGCGTGGGCGGCGTGGGCGGCGCGGTCAGCGGCGCGGTCAGCGGCGGGGGCGGCGTTAGTAGCGCCGCGGTCAGCGTTGGTAGCGGAAATCAAATGGCAAACCGAGTTACTCAGAGCAAGGCTCCAGGGGGAAGTATGAACGTACAAGACGCAATCCTGAACTACAGCCGCTCAGTAGCGAATGTTGACTCTTGGAGTGTGGCATGAAATACCTCGATTCAGTCCTACCCGAGACGGTTACCAACAGGCCGTACAACGAAAAACTCATAGGACAATCCAAGTCTATCAAACTCGGTTATCGCAGGGGTCGGAGGGCTTGGGTTATCGCTCTCTTGGCCCTTGCGGTAATTGGCTTTGTCTTTGGAGGAGGTTGGTACTTATGAGCGTGGAGATCACACCGATGTTGAGAATTGAACTGACAGCCGTAGAGTACGTTGCTTATGAGACGGGGGATACAGTAAAGGCGTGGACACGGTGCAGACGGCCCAACAAAGTGCTCTTGGAAGTGACGTGCGAAGAAGCCAAAACTTTGTGGAACAAGCTGGGACGCGACATTAGGGAGGCCAAGCGGCATGAAGCATGAATGTGTCAGCCAATGTTGCGACGCAAGAATGATCCCCGATACCGGGGAGTGCAACGAAACACCGATCGGTATTTGCTCTCAATGCCAAGACTGGGCAGGATTTGTGTGGGTCGATGAAGAGGGCGAAGAGCTACCTTATGGAGTTATGCCCAAAGAGGAGGTTGTGAAGTGAGTAAGTGGGTAATCAAAGAAGGTAACGGCGGCATATTTCGTGGCTTCATAGAGGTCTGCCCTTCAGGAAAGAGCGTCAGGTGTGGTGATGATGAGGTTCGCGAGTTTGCAGAGCAGTTGGTTGTTTTGCTGAACGAGAATGATATGCAAAAGCAGATAGAGGAAGCGGTGGAAGATCGCTGGCTGGCCCTTCGCAATAAGATCATTGACGAGTTACGAGACCAAATGGCTGACGATCAATTACAGGAAGTGTTGCAGATCGTAGACGATGAGCAATGGTTCCCACGCTTTGAACAAGCCCTGAAAGGAGAAGAAGCATGAGTGAGAACTGGAAGCCGAAATTCATACAGTTGCCAATCGACAAGATGGCCGGTGCGCCCTGGAACCTTCTGGATCATAGGGGATTTCGCATTGCGTGGTGCGGTACGGACGGCAACCACGAAACGGACGGCGAGCTTATTGCCAACGACCTCCTGAATCTCATTGCTATCGGCGAAGCAGTTGGAGAACTACACGAAAGGGCAACCGCCAAACAAGTAGCCCTCCAGGCCAAACTCGACGCCGCCCTTGCAGATGCGGATAGGTTGGCTGAGGCGTTGTACGATATTGCCACCGATAACAAGTGTCAGTTAGCAGGCGGCCAAGCGAGGTTAGCCAGCGAGTGCCTCGCCCAACACGACGCACTAAAGAAGGAGCAGGGATTGTGAGAGCAAGAGAGGAAAAGAATGGCTGAATGGGCAGTAGTGTTATGGGATCAGGCTACACACATAGCCAACAAAGACCGGTCGAGGGTACTGGCGATTGAGAGCTACAGATACCCTCGACTCGATCTCGTCTCAGATGATGAAAACCCCTATCATTTCTTTCTTAATGAAGCGGGGGTCATAGCAGTTGGCTTTGAGCCAGTCAGAGAAGTGAAGAAGCCGCGATACGAGGTCAGGCCAAACTGCCACATGGCGATGCTGTGGGATAACCAGCGGGGCAGTTGGTTAGTCGCCGCCCGAATACCCCTATCTAAAGCAGAGCTTATCTGCAAGATTCTAAACGAGGACTCATGAACACAAAACAAATCGAAACGGAACTCGCTCGCATTCAGGGTGAGCTTGACAAGTTCAAGGCGTTGATCGCTGACAAAGAGTGGAAGGACGGGGAAGGGGTGTTCTATGTCTACTCAAGTGGAGCTATTGGGGAAAACAACTGGGATAGCGACAGTGCATTCCACAAAGCGCTCAAAGACCAAGGCAACGCATTCAAGACACGAGAGGAAGCCGAGTTACATTCTAAGCGCATCCGATCCTTGAAACGAACGTGTCTGCCGACAGAAAGGCGGGATGGATATGTCGTTTCCCCAGACGGGAGCATTGTTCGACGATCTGTCTCTAGGAACGATCCGGTAAGCGTCGCCTACTACTTCATGGGCCGCTGGCATCCCACACGAGAGGAAGCAGAGGCATGGCAAGCAGAGTTTGGTGAGTGCTTCAGGGGGGTGGAATGAAACCACTACCCAGGGCGTTCCAGGGGCTTGATTGGGAGGGGTGGAGGTTTGTGGGAGGGCTATCCCCGCTCATGAAGCGCGAGTTTATCGACTATTACTTATGCAAGCACTTCATCATAATTGCGCCGGGCGGGTTCTTTGACATTTACAGCGTTGACGGCGAGATTGCATGGAGCGCAACGTTCCCATCCGCGAGGGCAGCGCACCGGGCAGCAATGACGATCATAGAGGGGATGGCGCGATGACGATATTCGCATTAAAAGTGTTCGGCGTGATCGCGGCAGGTGGGTTGATTGTCTACCTCTTACTTTGGGTGTTGTCTTGGGTTCTCAGCAAGCTGTATGGAGAAGGAAAATGAGTGGTTATCACTGCAAGTATTGCGGCAAAGTCAATATGCCGGAAATCGAGGAATTTTGCAACTGCGAAGGGCAGCTCGCAGAACTCAGCGTCCAGCGCGATTTGATTGCGTCGATCATTATGCGTGACCCAGTTAAGCGTGAGGGATACACCGAAACCAGGAGCAACGAAGAAGACGAGAGGGCAATGTGGAGCGCGATAGACAATGATATATAGACCGAAGTTCAAACACAGCCCACCGAGCCCTGCCATTACTGTTAACGACGCTTCCGAAGATGGCGCTGGGTGGGTCGTTTGTTTGCTTGATGAGCTCAACTGCTTCCATTGTCATCTGGAAACCAACCTAACTTACGATGAGGCGGTGTTTCAAATGGAACGACACATGAAGTGGTTTGCCGCCAGAGGGCTGAAGCTGAGGCACTATCAGGAAGGCCAGCGATGACCAGAGAACAAGTGCTCGTCATCATGGGCGCGCTTTGCGTCGTCGTGTTCTACCTCTTGCTGAAAGTCAGCGCGATAGGCGAACCGCCAGAGGAAGGTGACGAATGAGTAGAGCCATTTGTCTTGCAGCACTTAGAGCAGTAGGAGTTGAGGTCGAATGGTGACCTTCCCCTCTGACGTACCCAGGAGGAGATTATGAGTGAAAAAGATGACTTCGTGATGCCAGACGAGATTTGGCTTCTGCCTACGCTTGTAAATCATGCCGAGATGTTTTACGTCTCAACGACCGACAACGGAGGTACTTGTTATCAGCGCAAGCGTAAAAAGCCCGAAGTCAGGCAAGCCACTTGGGTTCATAGAATGATGATGGAGGAATGTTTAGATGACTAACCTTGATGTGTTGCATCAGCTAATCGGCACGGAACAAGTAATGGATGAACCGGAAGAGATAGCGGAGGCGGCTGTAGACGAGATACGCAGGTTGCGTTATGCGCTGTGGTGTATTACCGACGTGGTTTCAGCTATGCTCAGCAACCACAATTCGAGCAATATGTTCGACGAGGACCTTGCGAAGCAATGTGCGAATGACCCTCAATATCTGAAGAATCTGGCACGAGCAGAGCTATCTCGCAAAGGCCCGTTTTGCTCCGATCAGAAGTACCTGCCACATTGGAAGTACACCGGGCGCAATCGTACATACGAGGGCGATTGGATGGAGGACGCGAAGGGCTACGAGCATTCCGACCTCGCTGAGATTAACTGGGGGAAGCCATGAAAGACGGCAACAAAGAACTTGAAAAGCTGAGCCTGAAAGAAGGGATCACGCGGAATGTTGAGGAGTTGATTGACTGTGTGACATTTCGCGATATTGCGCTCATGCAAGCTGCCCACATTTTCAAACTCAATGGCATGGACTTAGGTGATGCCGCCGACGATTTCGTTAAGCCAGAGCTTCGCGCATGGTTTGAGCTTTACAACGATATGCAGAACAACGGGCTCCATTGGAGGATTGTGAATTGGGAGTGTAAATGGCAAGCAAAGAGTTAGTCGTGGATCAATTCAACTCAGTTAAGAGCGAGATGGAAAGATGCGCTCGCCTCATGGCGAATCATCACCCACATCCAAGGGCGCAGAAGTTACTTCAAGACGCCTTTCTGCTTGTCGGTAGAGCGAGGATGGCGTTCGAGGATAGGCCCGTTTTTCTGTGCGACTCGGAGGAGAAGGGATGAAGTGGAGAAAACCGATAGCCAACTACCCGAAGTGGACTGGGCATTTACGCGGTAAACACGTTGCCACGATTCTGAGAAACGGGGTGACGGACTTTAGGGTTTGGATTGATGCCGGAGATGGGTTTCGTGAGGTGCAAACGCTGATACGCTGCTCATCGCTCAAGCAATGGAAAACGTTTTGCGAAGCAGCTTACATATTCCTTGAAGTGCAGTTAGAGATTGGTGTAGAGGCATGAGTGTAGAGCCCGTGTTCTGCCCCGAATGCGGGGAGGAGGTAGAGCTTCAGTCCTGCCACTTTTGCAAGTCATGCGATAGGTTGGTTTGCAAAAACTGTTGGGGCGGCGGTGAGTGTACGTCTTGCGAGAACTGGGCGCCGGAGGCCGACTATGAACCCTTCTGACTTTAGATTTGACCACATCATCCCACAGCCAGAGATGACCGAGGAGCAACTTGAAAGACACGCCAAAAGATGCTACGACCAAGGCTGGCCTTTCTTTGGCGAAGCGGCATTAGCCAAGACGTGCATATTCCTCAAGCGGGCGCTCGACCAGGCGCTTGACACCTATGCCGACCATTTCAAGGATGAGATGGTACCAAGTAATGATGGATGCGAAGAACTTTGGAAGTACATGGCAAACGGGGCATATCGTAGGTGACCTTCCCCTCTGATATCCCCATCCGCCTCTCCCGCCCTCTCTGGACTTCATCGGATCTGGAAAAGGCTTTGTTCTCGGGACTGAGAGTATGCCGCTCGATCCCGTTAAAGCTTCAAGGATGTGGGACTCGGTTAGAACAGAACTCGGAATCCAGGGAGGGCTTCACAAACTCAGGGGGACTTACGGCATGACCCTTTTAGAAAGCGGAGTGGATATCCGAACAGCCGCAGACCTCATGAGGCACGACCCCGCCATGTTGGTCAGACAATACGCCATGTCCAGAAGAGACTTAAAAGAAGCCGCCTTGGATCGACTCATGGAGAAGATGCGATGACCCAGTATATTTACCAGGTTTATAGGGGATACTTGACAAACCAGTACCGCATGGGGTACCTTGTATTCAAGTCCCCGCGCCGTAGGAGGCCGGGGGATGGAGGTAACGAAAATGACTCGTCAACTCGATAACAAGAATACCCGCAAGTCGCGGCAGTACAAAGCGACATATCGGCAACTCGGCAGGGAGCATAAAAATATCCCGCCAAAGCCATGGCCCTCCGATCCGATTGCCCTGAAGGATGCCTTTGAGTTTCCCCGCTCATGGTCAGAGATAGCTTGGGAAGCATTTCTTGAGGGAGTGAAGGATGTGGCGCGATGATCGTTCTTCACGAATCGTTGAGCGTCGGTAGCGAGTGTTTCTATCGGCATCGTAGGGAAACCATAGCGAGTATCACGCCTGCAAGAAAGGCTTGCAAGTTCGTCTCCGGGGAATCGTGGAAATTGGACCGTTACGCGACCTATCCGGTTCCCATCACGCCAGAAAGCGAGAAGGCAGAGGCCGAACACGCTGCGAAGGTTGCCGCTCAAAACGAACGGCTGCGGGACCTTCGCGAAGAGGCGGAGCGAGAAAGTAAGTGGTGCGAGGAGAACAGACAGCGGATCATTGAGCACATTACATCTTGGGCCACCGCGAAAGTGTGGGACCTTGACGGAGAACAGGTTCGGCGGTTCTTGAAGGAACTGACATGCAATGAGTACATGCCAGAGATTGATATGAAATGACCATCAAAGAAGCCTGCAAGGTTTGGGGGGTAACCCCCAGCCTTGTCCGTAGGTGGTGCAGGGCAGGGAGGATTCCAGGCGCGAAGCTCAAGGAAACCGAGAGGGGACAGGTATGGACGATCCCTGCCAGAGCTACGAAACCAGTGGCAAGGATCAGTAGCAAATGAAGGAATTTGAATCCAGAATCGTAGGTTCGAGACCTAGTCCGGCAGCCACTCAGGTTCACCTAACTGTAGGTCTCCCCAACTCAAATACACCCGGTAGGGCCTTAATACGCCTGACAATGTGTAGCAAAATCAGTAGCAACCCGCAAGGGGCGAAGGTATGACCGGACACGAGCGAATAGACCTGTTGAAGGAAGTGGCGAGGGTTGCGCCGGAGGATTTGTGCGCTACCTTCACCGACTTCGCGGAACTCGTACAATTTGATGCCGGCCGTTACATCTCGGACTTGCGTCTAAGCAATGATTTCCAGGACGCGCTTCCCATCATCGTCATGCTCGATGCGATGGAGAGCAAGCCGCATCCGAACTCTCGGCACAGAGTGGGACTGATAACCCCGACAGGCGGCGCTTACGCGTGCGACGTATGGATCGAAGAAACAGGCGACCGCCCTTACGGAGACTTTAGAGGCTCAACCCGCGCTGAAGCCGTAGCTAAGGCGTTTGTGGCTGTGTTCTCAACGGACACTCCCACAGAGCCAAAGGAGCACCAAGAGGATGATAATGGCAAAGACTGACCATTCAGAGGACTCGTATAGGCGGGAGAGGAATCGGGGCATGGAGGGATTATGAGCGATACTGCAACCACGAACCTAACGGAGCAAGTGCGGGAATTGGCGAACCAATACCATGCAGAGTTTGGCAGACTCGCGAACGTGCTTCACGTCGGCATGGCTCAGATTTGGGAGATAGCGGGCATGGCTATGGACTACGGTGTGTTTGATCGCAACGATACGCCGAAGTTCTTCCTTGGCCTTGAACTTCGATTGCACGACGAACCCACGATGAAGATTGGGTAGGAGGTAAGTAATGGAGGTTAAACGTTGGGAGTCATGGCACGGAGAGGAGATTGCGTCTCCCAAAGAAGTAGAGCAGTTCCTTGATCGCTATGAGGCGTTATGCCGAGAGTCGGGCTTTTGTTTTGGGCACGAGGACGGGCATGGGGCTTTTCTTATTCATGCGTTTTCGGAGGATTTTATTAAATGGGCAAGAGACGCCCACCTGTGCAAATAAAGAAGCGCCCCTCCACTCACATAGGAGCAGAGGGGTCATAGTATATGGGTAAGGCGTCTAAACGCGCTGTACGGGCAACGTAGAGGCAAATAGGTTAGACCGCGGAGTGCCTTAGGGCGACTTCAAAAGCTCCATCAAAACCTCCAGAAGAAGCCGAACAATAGCCTTGGTGTCTTTTATCTCGCAGAGCTTGACTGCTGACTTAAGACGGTGTTCTACGTCTTGCCAATGGGTCATGCCGCTACCAGCTCCTGCACCTTCGCAAGCGCCAGCGTCGGCGCGCCGTTCGCCTTCTGCATTCCAAACTCGTCACCCATCCAGTTGAAGATGAAGCCAAGCTGAATCCCAGCAAGTTTCCAGGCTTTGATCGAGCGAACCGTCAGATCGGCGTGCTGAGCCTCCCAGGTAGGCCCGCCAGGCAGCTGAGACGCCCAGGCCGGTGAATAGCCCCATTCGGTGATGACAGCAGGAATAGGCAGGTTCTTGAGGTCATTTACAATCGTCTCGGGATCCGTAAACCGGTAGCCGTGGATGCTGATGACGTCGCAGTTCTTCCATATCGTCGGAGCGGCGAGGATGGGATCGAGGAACGCCTTTCGGTTGAGCAGATTCGAGATCGCCCCAAACGCAATCCACTCTGTTGAGGAGGCCCCCCTCATGGCGCTTGCAGCCTTTTGGACGATGATCGCATAGCAAACATTCGAAGGGATTGGCTTCCAGAACGTCGCATCGTCGGGTTCGTTCCAAATCTCCCAAAGGATTCCGTAGCCCTTCAGCGCACGAACTGCAGCAGCGCAGAACTTCGCATAGGCATCGATCGCTTCTTGGGTGGTTGGGCCATATGTTTCGGGCTTGCCGGTGTAGAGGGGGTTCCCGTAGACGAGGGTGAAGCAGAGGCGCATCCCTACGGCCGCATATCGCTGAACGATCTTCAGATAGGCCGAGAAGTCATAGACCCCCTTGACCTTCTCAACATAGGCCCAGTTCAGGTCTTGCCTTACCCAGCCGAACGCTGTCTTTTGCTGCTGCTCGTCTCCGAGTCCGCAAACTCCGAGTCCACTGAGCGGGTAACGTTGTCGATAGGTCATGGCATTTGCCTCAGAATAGGATTGGGGAGATGGTGATGAATCTCATTGCCCTAAACTGATTGCGTCACGTTGTTGTCCTTCAACGCCTTGATGATGCGAAGCATAACTGCCGCAAACACTCTGTCTTTCATGGACTGCGTTCTGTCCTGAGCGATTGATGTGAGGAATGCCTTGAGGTCTGCAAAAGTGGTGATGTCGAGAGTATCGGATATCTTCATGGCGTCCTCCGCTGGAACACGGTCACAAGGTCGCCCAGTCCCACGAGCTGCGAGCCTGCCCCGCCGCCGTTCCATGTCGTGAACGTGGCTGTCGAGATATCAGCAGGGAATTGGGAGTTGAACGCGCCTTGGTTTGCGATCTTCATCGGCGTTGTTGTTGAGAACTGATAGTATTGGAAGTTGCCGCGCCCGAACTCTCCCGCGTTGAAAGATGGATTGAAACGAACTCCCCACGCATACCACCCTGGATCGATCCACGTCGTTTGCGGAAGCCAGCCAATCCAACTCGTAGACGTGGAGTTGTCTATGGTCATCGTGGCAGGCATAGGTGTAAGGAGCTTTCCTGGCTTTCCCGATCCCTTCCCGCCAAGAGTCGAATCCCTCAGCACCGCGTACAGTCCTGCCGTGATCGTCCACGTTCCACCGAGAACGACCCCCGCAGCCGCGCCGCCGTTGTTGTAGAACATGAACCCTGCTACGGGCCTTTTCACGTCCACATAGAACTTGTAGGTGTAGAGGTCTACAGTCGTTGACTGAGAACTTGCGGGGGTCGTCTGATAGATGTTCCCGTCCGTGTTGCCAATCGTCTCATATGCCGCCGTCTGATGGAGGTACAAAAACTCGTACTGCTCCTTCGTGTAGAGCCTTGGCCTGAGCGGTGTTTTCTGGTAGGTCTGAACCCTCATGCTTAGTAGTCTCCGGCAAGAGCGACGAGCGACCAGCCAGCGGCTACCGTGGTGCCGATTGTGGCGTTCACCTTGTAGCCGGAAGGCAGGAAGAGATCGAGCGGGATCTCAATATCACTTGCCATTTGCGCCGTTTCTGAAAGCGTTGTTGCGGGCAGGCTGTATTCTTTGTAGAGCGCGTTGTTGCCAGCCGTTGCGTTCGTGGAGCCGTTGTTTATGAAGAGCCGGAGGACGGTGGCAACGTTGGAGCCGATCGGCACGCACCTAAGCGCATCGACCCTCTGACCGTTCGAGCCTCCAGTTGCGACGGTGACAACTGTTCCGGTGCCGTCTTTGGCGGTGTTCGCCGTTGCGATTGTTTGCCCGACTGCGATCTTAGGCGTCAGCGGGAAAAGTGGTTGGGTGTTTGCTGCCAAGTTAGATGCCTCCGAATGTCTGCTGAGCGTAGTAGAGCGCGGCGGCTTCTACAACTTTTGCCATGAATTTCTCGTAGGTGGTGCCGTTCCACCAATATCTGCCGCCGCTGGTCACCGTCCAGCCCCTCCAACTCGCGTTTGGGGTGTCTGCGGGTTCGCCGGTGTCTGCTGTTTGGCGCTCGATGATGCCGCCAGTCGCCACGCATCTTCCGGCGTCGTCAACCTGGGTAATAGCCCCTGCGGATGTCAGCGCGTAGCCGAGATAAACCGCTTGAGTCGCGGGCGCGGCAGTGGTCGTTTTCGCTTCCAGTGTGCCGTCTGATTTCAGCCAAACATAATTGGCCGAGTTGTTCGTTAAGGTGATAGTCAGCGTGTCGGCTGAATCCAGTTCGACCAAACCCGCGTCGATGTGAGCCAGTCCGACTGCGACATTGAGCGTCAGCCCTGTTCCTGCCGAAATCGCAAGCCCTCGAAGGATGCAGTTTGCAACCGCTCCGTGACGGCTGAGAAGGTCGAGTCTCATGCCGTAGGCGTTGAGATAGCTTGCAAGCGTTGCGGCGTTATTCTCCCCCAACTGGAACTGTTCGGCGTGCGTGGCATACCCACCGTCCAAAGCATCCTGAATCTCATAGGTTGCCGATGGGATCATCGGCGTAGGAACTTGCGAAGCGAGAAGGGTTACTGCCATTAGGTCACTCGTTTGAAGGATCGTCCACGGTCAAAACTTTTCCAAGTAGAAGAGGCTGTTTCGCCGTCGATAACACACACCAAAACCCACGGCTCCGAGTCGTCGTATCCGGCGCTGACGTGGAACTGATCGTCAGAAATCTGAAGAGCTACGGCTGAATCGTCAACCGCAGTAAATACCGATGAAAGCGCAGTCTCTCCCGACTCTTGCGTCTGCCCCTTGAGATAGCTTGGGCCCGATGAACCAGAGACATAGACCAGCCCAAATTCAAAGTAGCAATCGTTGGGCGAGAAGCCATTGACGCACCATCTCGCGCTCGTTATCGCCACGGCTGCCTCCGTTGAAAATGAACGTCCATTGTCATGCGATGTGCGTTTCTTGAAACCCAGGCCAGAGCGTTCGTAAAGTAGTTCGATTCTCTGGTCCCTGCCCACTGCCATTCGGGGCTTCGAACAGTCGGAAGTGGTCGTTAAGGTCGTCTCGTGCTCCCAGGAAGGATTCTGGTAAGCGTAGGGAGTGAATCTGTAAACGACTTCATCGTCCCGAATCAGGGCCTCGTGATATGGCCCCATGCGGTCATGCGCGTTCCAGATTCCACCGGAGACCGTCCCGCAATCCGGCTTCGTCGGCCAGTCGAGCTGCGCATACCTTTCGTCAAAACACCACGTCGGCGCAGGGCCGTCGCAAATCCAGTCATCGCCCTCATGCACTCCCGGGCAAATCGGTATCGGCTGCGCGTGATCCCAGCAGTGGGAAGTTCCAACCATGTTGTTCGCGCTCACATAGTAAGGCGCGTAGGTCGTGACCTCGAGCGTCGTCGATTCCACTTCCGTCCAATCTGGAATTGGAGGAACGTCTTCGTAGTCGTAACACCTCGCCGCCCGTTTTCTGTGCGTGTTGAAGATCCCCGCATCTTCCGGGCAGTTCGTAAGGCTTGCAGAGCGTCCGTAAGCCCTCAGCGTCCGAGTGAAGTGCAGGAACGGCTCAGAGCCACCGCCAAATTCGCACGTGCAGTTCGTGGTGCCAAGATCGGTTCCATAGACCGTCACTCCACCATCGAAGCTCAGGTTATTTCTGTAGACCGTAGGCGGATCAACTGAACTCGTGACATTCAGAACAGCGAGTGCGCAGTTGCATCCTGAAATCGTCGGAGGCGTCTGCGGGTCGAGGTTGATGAGCGGCTCTGTCCAAACTCCAGCGGGCTTGTATCTGTACCCACCAGAAAGGCTTCCGGAAACGCTCGTCTCATGAATCGCGGTATCGCATTCCGCCCATGTCGGCACGACGGTCACATTCGCCCCACCTGCGACTTCCAGGAACTGCTGATTCAGCCTTGGGTCGTAGTTCGTGCCACTCTTCGAGGTTGCGCCGTAACTCCACTGGAGAACCCCATTCACCCACCACTCGAGCCCCGTAGCTGCCCACGCCCAGTTCGAACAGTCTCCGGTGAGCTCTTGCCCGTTGAGGAGTAGCTTGGATTCAAGATTGATCCACCCGCCAAAGGTCAGGGCAACGGTAACGTCAAGATGCGGAACCCTTAAAGTTGCAGAAGACGTTGCGGCAACAAACCTATCGAACTTCTGATGCGAAAGCTGAACAAGAATCCCGTGATTCCTCGGATCGCTCGCATTTCCAACACCTGCGTCGAAATACTCATTCCCCCAGCAGGTCGTGATCTCCGCCGCGTCGCCCACTCCGAACGCTTGGCCGGACTGAACATAAGTGGAAGCGAGCAGGACCTTCTCTTCGAAGTCCGTTGCAGGATCGCCCAGGTAGATCATGTGGGTTCAAGATCGGATGGTCTCAGTGCGTGTTCAGGGCATCCGCAAGGCTTGCGCTCTCTCACTTGCCTTGGAAGATTTGCTGAAGCTCTTTTGGCCTCGTAAGCAAGGTCCATCTCGAGGACTTCTATCAGCCTGTCAGCGAGTTCTCTTGGAGCTTCTATCGTGCCTTCGATGACAGCGCCTTTTAGAACGAATCGAAAGGATGTCATTTACTCTTCGAGCGAGAACGCGGAGAGTGGATCGTAGCCGAGCATGAACTTGAATGTCCCGTTCGTTCTCTGCAGCGAATCCGCAACAACGACTGGAAGCCGGATGATGTCCACCTGAGAAAGTGAGCCCTTCACGGTTGCCGAAGACTTCGGCACGAGCCCCATCTTGCCCATGAGCCTTGCGGTCGCGTCTCCAGTTGCCTTTCTAAGCTGTGTTACTGAGCGCATCGGTTACCACATTGCCGGCCGCCCGTTCGAGAGCGTGTAATTGTCTCCAAGCTGCGTGTAGTCCTGAAGATACGGAGGCGAGAACACTTCATAGATCGCGTGCTGAAACCTGTCTCCACCCTTCACGCCGGAGTAGTCGATGGTCACGTCGTTCACAACGAATGGCTGGCCTTTCACGAGCACCATGTCTCCAAACTGCAAGGGCCTTGGATTGACCTGCAAATCGTCTTCGGAATCCGTCACCCCGATAAGCGGAGCCTCGAACCAGGCCCACTTCTGAGCGTGGCAGGCTATGTCGAAAATCCGTCTTGCCGCGAAGTTGACAGCCGCCTGGGTGCAGAGCCCAGGATCGGAGTAGTAGTAAGGCCAAATATCGCCCAAATAATCGGGATGGTCAGGGTCAGGTGCCGGAGGACAGTTTGCGTTTCCTTGGTCTGCCCTGAAGTACGCCGACTTCCAGTTCACCGCACATTGCTGAAGCTGGTACGTCTCAATCCCTGCCGCGCCTGCCGACTTAATAGGGCCTCCAACAGCAGCAGATCCGCCAGAGAACGACCCCACCCCGGTGACGTAAACGATGTTGCATTCCGGGGGAACGACGTCATCGTCATAGCACCCATGTCTGATGAAGGTCTGCTTGATCGTCTGCGAAGTGAATGGAGACGAGCCTGAATAATCCGGGTATGCCGCAGGGTCGGTCGAAGGGACCCTTCCGGTCACAGTCGGGTCTGGCTTTTCCAGAAAGTTTGCAAGGTAGTTGTACTCTTGCCCTGTTGACTTTTGCCGTGGCGGAATCTTCAGCCTCCAGCATCCTCGACAAGTCGAAGCAGCGGGAGGATCGGTGTTGTCCGCATTCGAGTCGAACACAATCCACCCACCGAGTAAATCTCTTGCCCACGCCACAATCACCGGTCCGATCGGCGTGTACGCTTCCAGATAAAGCTGCTGGCCAGGCTGAGCGAGCAGTCTCAGCGGCATATCAGGCACATCGATCTGCACCGGGTCGTAGCCAGCAAAGATGAAGAGCGCCCGGATAGCGTCCGTGACCTTGTAGGACTGTAATGCCCCGTTGATCCTGGGGGACTCTGGATCGAAGTTGAAGTCCCAACTCCTGGGCATTTGCATCTTCTCAAGGCGCTGCCATTCGCCCATTGCGCGGATGCTGTACCTGCCCCAATCACTCGAAGGATAGGCGCTGGCCACTTTCGGAGAGGATGTATTGGCAAAGCCGAGCTTTCTGGTAGTCCCATGCCGTTTCCTGCGAGCCCTTGCGACGTAGCCCTGGAAGAGCACCATGCGCTTAGCCGCGTCGTTCGGATCGTACTGGGTATCGATCTTGATCGGCATCTTGCTGCGGATGCGCAAAATGTCGTCGAGCTCTCCCTTGAGGTCAACGCATTCGATCCTTGCCGTAGAATGGCTTGGGTCTGAGGTTGCTCCTGTTATCGAAACCGCTTCGACGTTGGGAAGCGTGGTTGTCGTCGGCGCGAGGTCTTTCGTCTTGTCATCCCGAATGATGTGCTGTCTTATCAGCGTCGGAGAAAATGCGCCGTCTACGTCTGAAGTGAACGTGAAGATCGGATAGACGTACCTTCCATTTTGAACCGGCTCGAAGTACCGATATCCGCCGTCCTCGAAATCTGTCTGCGCTCCAGAGGGAGTGAGCGCCGCATCCGTTTCCCCATCGTACAAAAGCCCGGTCACCGAGGTCCCGGTAGGCAGTTGCCCGAACCACGTCAGCGAAATCGGCTCAACAGAGCTTCCGCCCTGAGAATTGTACGGAAGGACAACCGTATCGCCCCTGAGCGTCCCTGTAGGAAGATAACGTGCCTTGCGAAGCTGGAAACTCGCCCGCACGTCCCTTCGAATGTCGAGCCGAATAGGCGCGAGAGTCGTTGACGGCTGCTGACCTTTTGTGATCGGAACGTGATAGACCTTCTGCCAAGTGTCTCTTGGCTTGAGGCTCGATTCTGCGACGGCCGCAAGTGTCGAAACTACCCCTTGGCTCCAGTCCGTCTCAAAGACTATCTTGGTGCCATGCCAGCGACTGTCCGATCCGAGATAGGCATCGGAGTAGACCGACAGACTGAATGCGCAAATTGAGCCCTTCATCGGTACGCGGTACTGGAACTGGTCTCTCTTGACCCAGGAACCGGTCACGAGCCTTTCAAATAGGGCTGCAACGCCGTCCCCTCTTTGTTTGAGCGCGTACTGGCCCGTCCCGACTCCTGAAGCGTCATTCCCCGCAGGGCCGCAGAAGTAAAGAGTGTCGATGTCACCGTAGGTAGCGACTGACGGCTGGCTGTAGCTGAAGCCAAGGCTTATCCGTTCCCACGGTGCATGGTTCGTGCTCGACGCCGCCCCGCGGTCCATTGCGATGGTGTCAGAGACGGTATCCGGCTGATCGAAGCTCGTCTGATCGGCTCCAAGGCGATAGGTAAGGTTCGCGCCCCAGTTGTCACCCGCTGTGACGTTCTTTTGGATGTGCGGGTCTCCGGTTGCGCTCGAACCGCCCTGAGAGACACCGGTAAGGTCCGAATTCCACCTTTGGCGGTTAGACTCCGTAAACTTGCTGGGAACCGTGAGGTTGCCGCCTGAGACCGTCAGAATCCCCGTCTGCCCTGCCGTCGTTTCGTGTTTGTCACCAAGCGCGTCCTCGTAGCTGAGGAGCCTCCAGCCTATCCCTGGGATGAACCGCACGCTGTTCTGCGATTCCTGCCCCGAGCGGCAGATATGGTCCATCGTCTTGACGACCCACAGACCGCGCTCACCCATCATCCACGTCGGACGGTCAAGGGTAACCCTCGTCCTACGGTTCCGAGTCGTGGCTCCGGTGGGTCCTGCAAAGGCTGGCATTGGCTTGGTTTGAACCTAAAACTTGGAGAATCCGAAAACGTGTGTTAGAATAAGGGGCTGAAAGCCTTATGAAATCCCTGGTTTTGAATAGAGCAGCATGGATGGTTCTTGGCGTCGTGCTCTTTGTGGCGGCGATAGGGTTCTATCTCGTGTTCACAGATCCTGCATTTTGGGAAGCGCTTAGGACAGGCAAACAGTACGGCAGGTGAAGCCGCTGGATGCTGGCGTTTTGGAATGCCCCAAGTGCCATGCTCAATCGAACTTCTTGGAGTGCCCTAATTGCGGGTTGAGCGCCAAAGAGTCTGCGAATTATCGCCTTTGGCGCAATTGCGTTCAGTATTGTGCCGTCATAATCGGATTATTCTGCGTCTTCCCGATAGTTGGGAACTTAATCGTGGAAGCGTTCCGTCGCCTATTTTCTAAATAGAAAACGCGCCGAGCTTTGCCGCTTGCCCCGTGATAGCGTCTTCCATCTGCATAAACTTCCACTGCCCCGGAATGGCCCCGCGCGATCTTCCGCCGCCGCCTATCTGCTCTGCGCCCTCTTTAAGGGTTCGCCCTGCATCCTTGAGTGCTTCCGCAGCTTCGCTTAAGTCCTTAGAAGTGCCTGATGCGCCCCCGCCCTTGCCGTTCCACGATATGTCAATAGGGGAATCAACGTCCCCGCCGAATCCCTGTATCGCGTCTTTCAAGAACCAGAACCCGGTTGCGGTTGACAGCATATCAGAGGTACTCGGAAAGAGCCCCAGTCTGCCAATGAAGCTCTGCGCCCATCGGCCCATCGGCTTAGTAATGTAGTTCTGTACGTTCCCGCCAATCTCTGCCCATTTTGCGTCGTACTCTGCCGACTGGCGGCGGGCAGACTTGCTCATGGGGCCGTAGAGCCCCTTCATGCGACCATAGGTATCGTCGCTGAGGTCGCGCATCCACATCATGTCCGAGAGACCGGCTTCTCGGGCTGCTCGAATAGCCAAGTCTTCGCTTGGCTCTGAGCGCAGGATGTCCATTGCCCGGATCATGTTGGACGTTTTATCGCCCTGAAGCCAGCCACGGTCTATGAGCCCTTTCGAGCGGAAGTAGCCTGCTCCTGGGCCTCCAGACCGAAGGAAATCGCCAAAGCTCACCGCACGGCCCGCAAAGTCCGTTCCAGACATTCCCGCAAGACCAGCAATCCCTCGAGCAGAGGCAGTTACGTCGGCATTTCCCCCGCCAAGGTAGTGGGCACCGGCAGAATCGCGCACAAAGGCAGAATAAGCCCGTGCCGCAACGGTCATACCAGCAATGGCAGCAGCCGCCGCAGCGAATGGACCAGCCATAGCCGAAATACTCGCTCCTGCCGCCTCACCGAATAGAGCTGAAGCGTTGCCTGGGCTGAACATCTTATTCATGAGCGGCATCATCGAAAACCCTTCGCCGCCAATCCCAATACGGGAGGTCATGAAGAGATTCGAAAGAGCGTCCGACCGAGAAATGGGTTTGCCGAACTTGTCGGCCCTTCCTGCCGCCATTTCCGCCTTTCTGAGGGCCAAAGTGACGTCTCTGGCTTCTGGAGAGGTGTCCCCAGGAGTGATTGCCGCAAACTTGGCCTGCGCAGATTGAAGGCGCGAATAAGGCCCGCTGATCGAACTCTTGGAAGCAAGCAGACTCGCACTCCCCCCAAGCTCATTCACAGCGCCTGCGAGTCTTTCAACCTTTGAAAGAGACGCGTCGAGTCCACGGTTGAACTTGTCGAGATTCGGGGAGTTCAGTTCGATGTCGTATGCCATCAGACAATCAAATCCTTGTAGCTTCCCTGCATCGTATCGATGTCTCCGTCGTCTCCGTACTCATCTTCATCGACTGGCGTGATCTCTTCCCTGAAACTCGCAATATCCATGAGATAAGAAACGTCGAGCCCTGGCGGTTTTTGCGGGATCTTCGCTCCGAACTTCTCGCATAGATTCCTCACGCACTCCGACTGAAACCTCAGCTCTCCGTAAAGGGCTCTGGTGACAGCCGGATGCTCTTGGCCTACCGCTAAGCACTCTCCAACGATATGCCCGTACCTTCCGGTAAGTCCGTTTTTTTTTCTGCCTTGGCGTACTCAGCCGAGAGAGTCCTTGCCGCTACCTGCAGCTCTGCCCAGGCGTTTGGCATTGCAAGTGCGAACCTGCAAAACCATATCGCGTCATACGGTTCGTCGGAGACCTGCATGGCCGCGATCATCGAAGCCTCTTTGATGGCCCGATAAGTGAGAACTACTGGCACGCCGCCGATCGGTTCGATGGGGCACGGGTCTTTCTGATAGAGCCCGCGCTCATCGACCCAACCGCCCGTAATGTAGCGAACGGCGAGAGAGTCGGCCTGCTCCATAGCGGCCTGCTCTTCCAGCCAGTCGAGCGGCCTCAGTTCTATCTGAAGCGTCTGTCCTGGCTGGCTCTTGTCGGTGAATGTGAACTTGTCGCCCTGCTTCTTTGGAGGGCTTAGAGATTCGATGTCAAGACGCATAAAGCTCCTATGGAGTGAACGTAACCGTTGCCGTCGAATCGATCATCGTGAATGGCCTCATAGATAGCCCAACAGAGTTCTTTCCAAAGCCCTGCACGCCGTCCGTGAAATCGCCGCGCTTGAAGTAGCAATCCCAGGTCTGCCCGCCACGGGTGAAGCTCACGAGGAAATACTCGTAGTTCGCAGCGAGATAGGGAAGAATTGGAGCGTAGCCCGCGCTTCCTGTCGTCTTGATGTGGAGAATCTCGATCAGCTGGAGGTCGAAATCGTCGTACATGATTTCGTAGTTCGCAACCGTCTGATCGATGGGCATAATGAGGTCTTGCGCAGGGCGAGACCCGAAACGCACGCCGTCAACATAACCGCTGAGCGACTTTGCCGCAGTAGCGGATTGCGCACTCCGGCCCAAGACTGTGCCGAGCGTCGTGATTGTCAGAGTTCCTTGAGCGTCCCGAACAAGCGGAGTAACGGTAATCGCCGTTAAGTGCCTGCCGAGTACCCAGCGTGGGACTACCATTTAGCTTTCCTCCTTTGAAGGCTTCTCCTTCTTGTCAGTGGGCTGCTCTTTCGATTGCCCGGTTGTGTCTTCTTGAGGGCAAGGCGCGAAGCCGCCCGTATGCTCTTCGTTCATGTGTTGATGCTCCTACTTGGAAATCAAGGAATCGAGCGCGGCGGCAATGTTGGCCTCGCGAATCGGCTGTAAAATCGTCAGGACTGCATTCCGAACATCGCGCTTGTGCATCTTCGAAGTGCCCTCCATGTACTGCGCGTAGCTGGCTATGTTGCGAATGATTGGCGCCGAATTGCCCCATGCCGATTGATGGATGACAATCTCCCAACTTCGAGCCAGAACGCCCGACTGCTTATTCATCACATCAGCCGGTAAAAGTGGATGCGTTCGCTTTGTCGAAAAAGGGCCCGGATAGGACGTCCTGCTCGAGAACAGTCCTCGTCCGCCAGATGAAACCGGAGACGCCTTGGCAAGCTGTCTTTGAAAGGCTGCGCTAAACGGCCCGGAGGTTTGCCGCTTTGCGATTGCCAGTCCTTCTCTGGCGCTCTTTTGCTCCGCGCCCTGGACTGCCTTTGCGACCTGATCCAATATTCTTCGCCGTGCGGCTTCTTTGTCGAATGCCATGTGCTACCTGCTCGAAAACTGGAGTCCAATCGCCTGATGTCTCTTGCCTGAAAACTGAGAAGTTCGGATACCAAACGGAGTCCGCTCTATCGCCCCACCGGAAGTCGTGCGCCTTGCTCAGCAGTAGGCTGGTAGGCCTCTTGCAACAGCCGGAAACGTGGGCTATTGAGGTGTCAACTGTCACGATCTCATCCACTGCGCAAAGCAAAGCAGCGGTTTCGTCCCATGTGACCAGTTCTTCGCCTATTCCAAGGATTCCGTCCACCGGCGAACCCTCTTTGTGGAGGCTCACGAACTGAACGCCGGGGCAAAGAATCACGAGCTGTTCGATGGTTTCGTTATCAATCGATCTTCGCCAGTCGAACGTGTGCCCAGGATTGCCCTTCCATGCGATCCCAACCGTGTACTTCTTGAACTTTGCCTTGAACTGGTCGAAGAGAAGTTTATTGACCTTCAGCGGGGTCGGTGGAGGAATGGCGCACTTCAATCTGTGCGGCAGGCTCATCACGCTGATGTGCCGATCATTCTCAGGGTTCCAGCCGTGCGGCGGATGGTGGTAACCGCTCGAAGCGATGACTTCATCGGCGACATGCCCCAAAATCCAGACCAAAGATTCCGGCACTTCGAAAATGATATGAGCGCCCGGATACTTCTCTTTCAGGGCCATGGCGTAGCGCGAGAACTGCACGACGTCCCCGAGCCCCTGCTCCGCCCATACCCACACTTTTCGGCCGGTCAGGTCTTCGCATCCGTCCCAAGCGGGAAAGAGCGTCTTTTGGCCCCTGAAGTTCCTCGCAAAGCCCCACTCGTATCGTTCCCAACCAGACTCCCACTTTTCTTCGTGGAGGTCTATGAGCGCGAGGTTCCAAAGCGCGGCTGGCAAGTATGGAGAGAGTTCCAGCGACTTCTCAACATGAGCCCTCGCTGAAGCGATATCTCCCGACTGGAGGATGATCGATCCAAGTAAGCAATGTCCCCACGCGTCGAGCGGGTCAAGTTGAACAGCGCGTCGTGCCTTCTCTTCGGCAACGTCAAACTTTCTATCGGCGGAAAGGAGTGATGCAAGCTGGCGAAGTTCGTCAGCCGTCGTTGCCCTCAATTAACCTGCTCTCCGACTTGAAGACCTGGGTAATACTTGAGCGCCGCCGCGATCCATTTATACTGCGCGTCGAGGGCTTCCATGTTCGCCTCATTCATGGCGCTTGAATCGATCTCTCCGGGTTCTATCTCCGTGAAGTAGCTGAACCCACCCGCATAGATGGCCTCTTTCATCGTGTAGAGCCTTCCGTGTAGGTACTTCTGATTCGTCGTAGAAGTCCTGTCCGTACACTTTTCGAACAGCCAAATCTCAGTAGGTGCGCGGAATAGCTTGTTACCCAGTCCGAACTCGGTATCTGGCACGAGCCTTCCATAGAGGATCACGCACATCTTGGCCGTGATCGCTGTCCCTGCTTCGTTCGTCAAAAGTCCAGATAGAACGTCTTGAATCTTCACGCCGCCGATCTGCTCAAAGCTGAAGATGCTTTCCGCAGTCACGCCGCTCAAAGTGGCGATGATGAGCGTCTGAAGCTCACCAACGTAGTCGGGAAGAAAATCTGCCATTAAGAACCAGAAGCGATGAAGTCAGGCGTGGTGATCTTGTTGATGTAGACCTTTGCGTATCCGAGCGCGGAGTGAAACTTTGAGGGACGGTCTTTCGTATCGCCCATGACCTCGTAGTATTCGTTCAGTTCCGGGTGCCCCGAGGTCGTGATCTTGATGACGTCCTGGCCTCTTATGTCCACGCCTGAAGCGCACATGAGCACGTCGAGGGTGAAGATGTTATCTTCTTTCTTGAGGCCCATAGCGCCTTGTAACTTGTCAACGTTCTCTGTGGATTGAAGCGCACAAGGAAGGGCTGTTATGACTGGAGTTGCGAAGTACGCGAGGTCTCCAACAGTCTTCTTTCTCTGCCGGTACACATTCACTGTGTCGGTGAAGAAATGCTCCGTAAAAATGCTCATGGGTGCATGAACCGATATCGCATGAGAACGGCCTTGGCCTCAGAGCTCCACGTTTCGCCCGCCTTCTGCAAGAGTTCAATGGAGAACCGAATGCTCTCATCGCCGAGCTTTCCTTCAACTGGACTCTGCGACAGCTTTTCCCTGAGCCCCATAGCGATTCGTGAGGCAGTAAGACGGCGCACCGCCTCCCACACCTCGGCGGGGATGTTCTCGCTGTACCCTGGCTTTCCGGTAATTCGTACACTGTTCACAATTCCCCACTGGAGAGTCGAGAACACAATCTCGGTAATGGGCTGGTTTTTTGCCGATGCGTTGGCTGGGAGTTTCCAATAATCTGTGTCGGCCGTCAGCGCCGTCCCCGCATCCGTGGCAGTCACGCCTACAGAAAGTGCGGTGATGGTTGCGAATGGTTGCGAGAGCAACAGCTTGCGCCCTCCGCCAAGCATCCTTCCCCGGTAATTAGGGCCTGGAGGATCAAATTTATAAGTGGCACTCGCGCCCGCAAGGAACGGACGATAACCGGTGATGTTCTCGAGCTCGTCAATCGCCGCATAGCGGTAATAGTCAAGCTCACCTGAAGTCATCCCCGAAGGCAGGGAGAAGCCCAAAACCGTGAATAGGTTGAGGGCTTCTGCCGCCGTTGGGTAAGCGGTGTAAGTTGCGGCTGCTGCCAACTACTTTCGCCGCCTCTTTGCCACAGGCTCTTCGGCTTTCTCTTCTTCAAGAGTGTCCTTGGCCGCCTCTGGTATGGGGCCAATGGAGACGGCTCTCCGCTGGATGATTGCCGACATTGCCTGCTTATCAGGCAGATCGACCATCGCTCCGTACGGAAAGCCGTCCCACGACTCAATGACGCGGACTATCATTAGACCATCAAGTCCGCTGCGAGGCCCGATTCGGTCAGCGTGTTTGGAGACTGGCCAGCCCTCGACAGAACAGCCCATGCGCACACGTAGGTGCCTGAAGAGCCGTCGCCAAGAGTGAGCACGAGATCCAAGAACCGCTTGCGAGCCTTGAGATTCACGCGCATTCGCCAGAAGCCATTGTCTGCGGTTGCGCTTGGCAGTGCAAGGGTAGTCCCGTACACGCTTGTGCCGCCGTCAAACGTGGCTCCAGTGATGTCCGCGTATGATCCGTCTGTGTCCGACTCCTGGAGCTTGAAGGCTGTTGCCGCAATGTCCATTGCACCGAAGTGCACATAGATATCGCACCAGTCGAAGCCCTTGGTGTCGATCGATGCAGTTGTCGCAGAAGCGTTGTCGATGATCGCAGCCGGAGGCGTGATCGCGACAATTTTGCTGTTGTTGCTTTCAACCATTTTTGGTTCCTCCTTACGATGCCGCCGTGATGAGTCCGACAACCGGGCCAGGAGTGCTTGCGGCGCCAACGTCGTGAACGTTGATGTCGAATCGCTCGATGCCACGGAATGCCAGTTCATCCGTCGAGAACCGGTCGTGCTCGCTCACTGCGAGAGTCGTCTGTCTCCGATCTCCGAACATTGCCGCCAGCGAAAGATCGCCGAGGAATACCGGAACCTGGGAGTTTGCTTCTGCCGATGCCATGACCTGCGTGATTCGCACCGGATAGCCGAGGAACCTTCGCTCGACACCCTGCACGATTTCAGCAGCGGGAACGCCGCCAGCCGCAAGCGCCAGTTTGAACATGACGTTCTCCCAGAACTGCTTGTGGCAATACCACGCGACATTTCCGGTCTCGGCATACTGTGGCAGCGCAGCACTCACCGAGTGGAAGTTCGCAAGGGTCAGCTCGCTCCACAAGTTGCCTGCGCCGAGGATGAGCCCATCGCCCGCAGACGGTGCAACTGTGAACACGTCGATGAGTCGCTGGGTCACCCCAACGATGCCGCCGTGCGTGCTGATGCCAGTTCCCGTAAAGCCGCAGGTGTCCTCTTTCTGCGCGAAGGCATAGGCCATTTCTCCAGCGAGCGTATCGCCAAGATCGATGACCGAATCTTCGTTCAGCTCCGAGGATGCGTATGCGAGAACAGCGAGCTTCTTCGCGACGAGCTTGACGCGATCCCAGCCCATTTTGGAAGCCGTGATCGAATCCTCTTCATCCACGAAGTACGCGGTCAATCCACCCGTTCGGCGCAGTCGGTCCTTGACCTCAGTACCCATCGGCGTATACCGTGCGTACTGTCGGAAGAGCCCGTACAGTTCGCGAAGAATGATGATCGCTTCGTCGAGTTCTGGCTGAACCGTGAAGCCGCCATCTTCGTTGACACCTTCCGTGTGCCCTGCAAGTGGGATGCCATTGCTCTGGCAATAGCGAACCGCCTGGGGCCTGCCGGCCGTGGCAAGTGCGAACATACCAAAGCGGTATGCAGTCTTTGCCGCTACGTCTCGGGACAGACCGGCCTTCTGGAAGAACTGTGCGCGTCCGGGAAGTTTGGCGTTGGCGGCCTTCTTGAACTCTTCGTCTGGCCCGCCTGGTCGTTTGGCATCTACTTCTGCTGCGATGCTCGCGAACTCCTTGGAGTTCAGGAACGAATCAGCATTGGCGACAGCCTTAAAGAGTGACTTGTGCGTTTCGATTTCGGTTTGCTTGGCGGTAATTGCCTGAGCGAGTTCGTTAGCGCGTACGCTTTCCTCTGCCGTCTCAATGCCCTTGGCCTCCAAAGCCTTACCTTCATCGATGAGAGATTGGAGCCCTGCTTGAAGGGCCCTTAACTGTGCATCCATATCGGTGCTTGCTCCTAAGTGGAAAGTGCTATGGCGAGTTCTGCGCCTGCAATGGCGTTTGAGAGAGCCGCGATAGCTACTGGGTCTTCATCAGCGATCAATCCGTTGAGCGTTGCGGCGCAAGCCGTCACGCAATCGATTGCATCAGTGATGTGTCCGCGTGCCTTTTCGGACAGCGAACGATTGTCCTTGTCCCGCGTCGCCTTGAGATTGGCGAGACGGTCTGTCAGACCACGAACGGCAGCAAGCGCCGAGTCGGTCTCTTCCGCAAGGGTAAGCTCAGCAAGCGGGCCATCCTCGCGGGAAATTGTTTCTTTGGTTGCGATGAGAAGCTCGTCTCCGATTTGGCGCACTTCGTGATTGTCAGTTAGCACGAAAGTGGTTCCATCTGCCGCCAGTGTTCGCCGATCCTCTGCTCTTGCGCCAGACGATTGGCCTTGGCGCTTAGCGTAGTAGAAAGCCTCGTCGAATGTGCAGATATCATCGACAAGCCCCTTTGAGACGGCCTCCGATCCGATCCACACAGAGCCGTCTGCAAGTTGCATAAGACTGTCCATCGGCATATTGCGGCCCCTCGATACAGCGGTAAGAAAATGCTGGTTAAGATCGTCGACAGTCTTCTGGAAGGATTCAAGCTGCTCGTCCGTGATCTTCGCGCCCCACTGCCCTGCACCCTTGAGCTTTCCGGTCGAGAGGACGTGAACGGACACGCCGAGATTCTCGTGCATTCTCGAGCCGTCTACAAGAACCATGTAGGTGCCTATGGAGCCGATCATGGCTGTCTGGTTTGCAAGAATGCCTTGTGTCTGGCTTGCGATCCAATAAGCCGCGCTGCAGCACATATCCTCAACGTAGGCAAAGCATGGCTTCTTTCCAGACGCCATAGCGATATCCGACGCAAGGTCTGCCGTGCCGCTCACGGAGCCACCGGGAGAATCGATCACGAGCAAGATGGAATCCACCTCCTTATCGTTCATCGCCGCCCTTACTGCCCGACGAGTGTAAACGGTAGAAACACTACTCGAGAGCGAACTTGGAGACTTCATCATCGCGCCGCTGATGCGGATGATCCCAACGCCCTGAACGATGTCATACCCCTCGCGCTCAATGGACGACGCGCCGCCACGAGCCGCGAACTCCTTTTCGTGAGTCTCAGCGTTCGTAGACTGGAGCAGTGTCAACAGTTGCATCGCCGCCGTTTCCTCGATGGCCCACTGAGCGCCATGAGGCAGTGCTTTAGGGAGTAAGGATTGATCTTTCATTGTGTTAGGTCTCTTAGGCGGCAACAGCCGTGACGAGCTGCCACTTGGAACCGTCGCTGTAGAAAATCTTGCCCCTGCCTGTCGCATGGGTCGTGAACGCTATCGAACCGGCCGCAAGCGTTGTCGTCGTCGAGTTCTCAGTGATGGCGGTGGCCAGGAAATTCAGAGACGCGCCAGATGCGAAAGTGATCTTCGTTCCCAGCGTTGGGTCTTTGCCAGACAGGATGATCGTCTTGCAGGGTACGCCCTGCTCAATGAACACCTCAAGCTCCTGGGTCACTGAGTTGTACCGAAGGTCAGCAACCTTGGATTCAGGCACCTGATTAACGATCTGGATACTGGGTTTGTCTGGCATTCTTTTCCTCTTGATCTTGTGGCCTGATCGACCGCTCTCGAATCGCGTCGCCGCCTTCGATGGGGCTCATGCCCTTCCGTTTCCTGACTTCGTTGACCGTCTCCCAAGGACCGCCGCAGGCGAGTTCATCGCGCTTCGCGGCCTCAGTCTTATCGTCTTGCAACGCCTCCATGTTTTCCCAGTGGAATGCGACTTCCTCACCGGGGTTTCCAAGCTCTGGAATGAGCACTCTTGTAAGCTGCTGGGCCTTCCTGACAAGGTAGGGCTTGACGTAATCCCTGGCGGCCTGCCTGAGCGCGGAATCGGCAGACGCGCGGTTGTTGCCGTTCTCCAAGCCAGTGCCGAGATTAAGCACTTGCGGAGAGATTCCAAGTACCGCGCAGATCCTTTCTTCGGCGACATTGTGAATCTTTTCTGCGTTCATGTCCGCAGGAGATAGCGAGAGGTCATCGATCTTCATTCCAATGGGAGACACGACCACCCTGCCCCTATTTGCCCCTGTCGTCTTCTCGGAAATGACCGACTCGATTTGTCTGGCCTGCGCCTCACCGAAGACGATATCCATGCCGCTGGCATCTTTCCCTGCAGGACTGACAAGGTGAGGGGTCACGCCCGCATTCTTGAGCAGTGATGCGGTGAATGCAAGCGCCTCTTTGTCGGTGCAAACCTCCACCAAGCACGCCTCGATCGGGCCGTAGGAGATTTGCGGCCGTAGCGGGTTCATTGGCCCGTAGCGAAGCGCAAGAATGTTCTTTGGATCGACTTCCATGCGCCCGTTGCGGACTGCGAGGAAATACTTGTCGATGAATTCTCCAGACCCAGGCACGGAATACGGCGTCACACCAAAGTGCGGGAGGTATTCAAAGCCTATGAGCTTCCCGCCTCCGCTTCTGTGCATGAATGCATAGCTCATCCCGCTTCTGCTGGCGAGTTCGCTGACAACCTGCCCGCTCAGCCATGTGGCCCAGTCATACCACGGGTTAGGATTCGCGAGCAACTCCGTTACTGGATGCCCCTCGATTTCGCTGTTTGGGTCTCCGGCCTTGCGGACATACGGCAGCCCGCATTCGATCATCGTGCGGCAGGTGTAATTGATCGCCGCGTAGACAACCGAGTTATCGTATCTGAGCCCTGCTTCACGGTTCCAGTCAAAACCGGCGCCACCACCGCCTGCCATCGTGTGGAAGCCCCAGCCGAGCCCGGTGTAACCCGTGCCGCTTGCGATGGACTTAAACCCTTTTCGGGCAGCCTGGATGAGGCGCATTACTGCTTATCGCCCTCTGACAATGCGCCGATCAAAGCGTAGTGAGCGATTTTGAACGCAATGTAAAGCATGATGAGGACGAGACCGATAGCGAATAGTCCGCCAGCCGCTTCAAGACAGAATAGGAAAACCATTAGTAAAATTTGAGTTCTACGGTGCGCCTTACCTTTGGCGGATTAACAAACGCGGCCCCGTATCTGAGCGCCGCCATAAGGTGGAAGATTGCATCGTTTTCAGGCTTGTCGTCCCTGACTACTTCGCCGTTCTCGTCAACTGGCCAAGCGTAGTCGCCGATCTCGTCCCACACCTCGCTAAGATCACTGAAGATGAAGAGCCTGTCGTCTGCGAAAAGCTCGTATGCCTGCGCTATCTGCTCGTCAATTCGATTGATTGGCGGCTCTTTGACTGGCATTCCCGCAGCAGACCAACTATCACGCCAGCCATCCTCTTGATGCGATCCACCTACCCCAAAGGGAGTCATGGGTTCGCCTTTCTTCAGCCGCGCAACGTGCCCGTCTTCTCCTGAAGCGGATCGCCTGTCGCCCGGATGATAGGCGCTGTAAATGAAGTATCTCGGCTTGAGCCCTTCTCGAAGTTCTTCGGCTACTTTCAGTGCGGCAGTGTTGTTGTTTCCAAAGTCGATAAACGCATACCGCTTCCAATTGGCGGGAATGGTAAATCTCGGCACGCCGTGACGCTCTCGGTCAACAATGTCGTAGATGACTCCTGCGGGCTTTGTCGGTATCCCGTCGTATTTCATGAGGAACTTCCAGGGAGGAAGCAGCCTCTTCTGACGCTCGTACTCAGACTCAGGGAAGGCTGGATTATCGATCGAGCGAAAGTTCACAACCTCGATATCCGGGTCCTCGAACCGCTTGTCCCAAATCTCTTTGACCAGGAAATTCGATCTGTAAGGCCTGGATGTGAGAATCAACCGCCCCTGGTTGACGGCACATCTGGCTTGCATCGCTTCCCAAATGCCGTCAGACATCTGGCCCGGCTCGTCTGCGAGCAGTCCCTTCGCGGTGAACGCTTCAACCGCGTCCTCATTATCGGTGTGGCGAAGCAGGATGCGAGTCGGCTCACTTGCCGCCTTCCCCCAAATCTTGATGTCGGCACCGGGACGAATGACGAAAACGTTATCCGCTTTCTTGAGTTCGAAATACGGTTCGAGCCATCTTCGCAGCTCTGGCAGTAATTTGTTCGCAAGTAGCGGAAACGTCGGTGCGAGCGCCGCGTAATCTCCAGGACCCCTGCGCTGAATCTCCCTTCTGAGCAAGGGTGGGCCGATAACCGTCTTGCCCGATTGCCATCCTGCGATAATCGCGAGGATTCGGGCACTCGACTTCCACGCCTTGAGCTGTCC